GTGGTGGTGGAGGTTCTACACTAAATACATTTGCATCAGGATCAGGTGGAACTGGTGGAAACGGTTATGTCTGTATAACGGCAATAGGATAATATTATGAATCAAGGTATATTTGGATTTCCTGCAGGATTAGGTGGTTCCGTACTCAGCACCACAGAAATAGATGTGAGTGGCACTTATCTTATTCCTCAAGGAACCAAAAGATTAATTATATTTGCTGTTGGTGGAGGTGGTGGTGGTGGAGCAGGTGGAAAACGAGCATCAGGCACTGCACAAAGCGGTGGTTCTGGAGGATCGGGTGGGGGTCAAATATATCAAGATTTTAACGTGGAAGATCTAGGAGGAGTAAATACCACTCTTTCCATTACTATTGGTGCTGGTGGTGTTGCAGGTGCAACAGGAGCAGATACTGCTGCTGGTGGTGCAGGTGGTACAGGTGGAACAACCAAGATTACACCAACAGGAAAACCAGGAAGTCTTATTGCTTGTCTTGGTGGTAATGCTGGAGCAGGTGGAACAACTACTGCTACAACAGGTGGTGCAGTAAGAACAGGATTTAGTTATGGAGTACTACTAACACATATTATTGGTGGAGGATCTTCTTCGGTTGGTGTTGCTGTAAGTGTACCAATTTTTAATATTAATAGTCACGGAGGAGCAGGTGGTGCAGGATTAGCAGCAACTCCTGTTGCTCAACAAGGTGGTGTTGTTTATTTTCCTACAATATCTGGTACTCCTATGGTTGTTAATCCTAACTACCAAAGAGGTGCTAATATATATCCTGCAGGTACTAGTACAGTTACTCCTACAAATTCCTATGTTCATATTTCTGGTAAAATGAGTCCTGGAATTGGTGGCGGTGGTGGAGGAAGCGGAACAACAGGTGCAACAAAAGGTGGCAACGGTTATCGTGGTAGTGGAGGTGGTGGTGGAGGTTCTACACTAAATACATTTGCATCAGGATCAGGTGGAACTGGTGGAAACGGTTATGTCTGTATAACGGCAATAGGATAATATTATGAATCAAGGTATATTTGGATTTCCTGCAGCATTAAATAATAATATAATTAGCACCACAGAAATAGATGTGAGTGGTTCTTATTTGATTAAGCCAGGAACTAAACGATTGATTATATTTGCAATTGGTGCGGGTGCTGGTGGAGGAGCAGGAGGTAGAAGAGCATCAGGAGTTACGCAGAGTGGTGGTGGAGGTGGAGGACAGGGTGGCATAATTCTTCAAGATTTTAATGTGGAAGATTTAGGTGGTGCTAATACTACTCTTTCCATTACTATTGGTGCTGGTTCAGCAGGTGGTATTGGTGCTTCATCAAGTAATGTACCTGGATCACAAAGTGTTGGCACAGCAGGATCAACTATAGTTACGGTTACAGGAAAACCAGGAAATCTTATTTTATGTCTTGGTGGTGATAATGGAGGTGGTGGTAGTACTAGTGCTCCAAGTACACCCACAGTAAGAACTGGATTCGTAAAAGGAGTAGCAGCTCCAAATGTTTATGCGACAAATAGTGCAATTGGAACCGGCTCGTCGGTTGTTGTGTACAACATGCTTTATTGCTGTGGAGCACAGGGAGGTGGGCTAGATATAGATGCGGTTAATACATCTGGTGGTAGTATTACTGCAGGTACATCCGTTGGTACTTCGGTATCAAATCCAAATTTTGCAACCACTGTATATACTGGAGGAACACAGTTGTCAACCGTAGTTGTGCCAATAAATTCAACTGATCAAGTATTTGGTAAAATGAGTCCTGGTTTTGGTGGTGCAGGTGGTGGAAGCGGAAGTGCTGAAAACGGACAAAATGGAGCAAATGGTTATCGTGGTAGTGGGGGTGGTGGTGGTGGATCCACTCTGAACGGATTCACATCAGGATCAGGTGGTCGTGGTGGAAACGGTTATGTTTGTATAGTAGCATTAGCATAAAGGAAAAAAACATGAGATATGCAATAATAAATTTAGAAACAGGTATTGTAGAAAATATTATTATATGGGATGGAAACGGCATACTTTCGCCGTATTCAAATGATCAATTAATTCAAATAGGGGAAAATGAATTTTGTGATATTGGACACACATTTACTCTAAATAATAATCCAAGATTCTCAGAAACTCCTTGACTTTTGGTGTTTGTGTGATATACTAGTGACAACTAAGGAGAATTTATATTATGACAAGAGATGATCTTATGAAAATTCACGAAGAACTCTGCTTAAAAGGTAGAGAATTGATGGACAAGAAAAACCGTGACTATGCTGGTCGTGGTGGAACCGAACCTTTTGCAAATTTTACCCGTGTAGAATCAATGGGTATTTGTTCCACTGAAAGTGGAATGCTTGTACGATTAACAGATAAAATGAGTCGTCTTTCCTCATTTGCTGAAAGCGGTAAGTTGGCTGTTGAAAACGAATCATTTGAAGATACTGTTGTAGATGTGATTAACTATATGGTTCTTTTTTATGCTTATATTAAAGATAAGAAAACTGATATGGTGAATCCGTCCACACAGATATTTACTCAACAATTTTTAAATGAAAGTGTTAAAACTTTTCAAAATAAACCTTGTTGCAGAACAAAATGAGTAAAAGATCTGCCGAAGAAGAATTAAAACATATTGCTGATTATGATAAGGATCATTGTTGGCAACATGATATTCGTTTAAATAATCTTGAAGAAGATTTACGGTTTTGTAAATTCACTCTAGATGATGTTAAAGATCTTAAAGTTTCTGATTTCCTATTTAAACCAATTACAGATAAGGGAGAAAGAAAATCTGCAATTGAGTTCATCAAACGACACGAATGGCTAGGAAACCTTTCTCAATATACCACACATTGGTTTGGTGCATATCATAAACATATGCTTGCTGGTGTAATTTTAATGAATATGCCAAATGCATTTTCCAAATTATTGGGTGAAGAAACTCCAAAACTTGAAAGATTGATTAGTAGAGGAGCATGTGTATCATGGAGTCCTAAGAATCTTGGAAGTTCATTTATTATGTGGTGTATTAATTGGATGGTAAAGAATACAGATTACCGATTATTTACTGCGTATTCAGATCCTACAGCAAAAGAATTAGGAACAATTTACCAAGCGTGTAACTTTTATTATTTGGGAAATACTTCAGGTACAGGTACTCGCTATGTGAATCCTTACACAGGGAAAATTGTATCTGATAGATTTTTCCGAGTTCGTAGTGCATATAAGAAATATGCAAAAGAATTAGGAATTTTGTGGGAAAAGAATTGGAACAATGATCAAAAAATGTTATGGGAAAATGTTCCACCTAAAGTTGAAAAACAATTAAGAGATTTTAGCAAAACAAAACAGAGCACTTCTAAAAAAATATTAATGCCAATGAAACACAAATATGCATTTGTTCTTGGTGCTAGTAAAGCGGAAACTAAAAAATTAAGAAAACAGTTTACAGATAAAAATTGTGTGAAGCCGTATCCGAAAGAAAGAGGAAAATGAAAGAGTATAAGATTATTGAAGGAAATTGTATTGAAGGAATGAAACAAATTCCTGATGGAACAGTACAAACTTGCATTACTTCTCCCCCTTATTGGGGACTTAGGTCCTACGCAGAGAATAGAATATGTCTACGTTCAGATTTATCAGAAGATAAAAAAGAAGAAATATTATTAGAACTTAAAAGTTTAGGTATTAACCCTATTGGGGATTGATTTAACAAATGAAAGGTTATTCTTAAATAATGATATATCTAAAAACGACAATTCCTACACATCTACTTGAATATTTTCAACCAGCAGAGATAGGACTAGAAGAAACTCCTGATGCATATGTCCAAAAAATGGTAGAAGTATTCCGTGAAGTTCGTAGAGTGTTGCGGGATGATGGTACTGTTTGGTTGAATCTTGGAGATTCTTATATGGCTGCAAAAAATGCAGTACCACCACCACAAACGGTTAGTGGTGATAACAGAGGAATGCCAACAGTTGTTCCACCTAACCGTAAAGATCAAGAAGGATTGAAGACTAAAGATCTTGTAGGTATTCCATGGAGAGTTGCTCTTGCTCTACAGGCTGATGGTTGGTATCTGCGCCAAGATATAATTTGGCACAAACCAAATCCTATGCCTGAAAGTGTGGAAGATCGTTGCACCAAATCACATGAGTATATTTTTCTCCTGAGTAAGAAATCTCATTATTATTTTGATAATGAATCTATTAAAGAACCAACAGTTGGTATGGGTAAAACTAATATTCGTTTTGGTGGTAATAAGTATGGAGACAGTACTGATCCTAAACATGCCACAAAAAGTGGAAATGAGTATACCGATAGTGGTTTACGCAATAAAAGATCTGTTTGGACTGTTAACACTAAAGGATATAAAGGTGCGCATTTTGCCACCTTCCCAAGAGATCTAATTGTTCCTTGTGTTCTTGCAGGATCTCCTGTTGGTGGAATTGTATTAGATCCTTTTAATGGATCTGGTACAACAGGAGTTGTTTCTTTGAATCTTGGTAGAGAATATATTGGATGTGAATTAAATCCTGAGTATATTAAACTTACAGAAACAAGAATTAAAGATGAAGTTCCCAACACACTAGAAGGAATAATGGAATGAATTATACTATTATCGAAGGTGATTGCATTGAAAAACTGAAAGAATTACCTGAGAAAAGTATTAATACATGTGTTACTAGTCCTCCATATTATGCTCTAAGAAACTATCAAATGGATGGTCAAGTAGGAGTTGAACAAAGTCCTGATGATTATGTGCAAAAAATAGTTCAAGTGTTTCGTGAAGTTAGACGAGTACTAAAAGATGATGGAACTATTTGGATAAATCTTGGAGATTCTTATGCGGGTAGCGGTGGTGCAGGAAATCAATTTGATCAAATAGAAAATGGTTTATCTCCATACAAACAAACAGGTTCACCTAAAGACATAGGATTAAAACCAAAAGATCTTATTGGTATTCCGTGGAGAGTTGCGTTTGCTTTACAAGCGGATGGTTGGTATTTACGAAGTGATATTATTTGGCACAAACCAAATCCTATGCCTGAAAGTGTAAAGGATCGTCCTACAAAATCCCATGAGTATATTTTCCTTATGAGCAAGAATAGAACTTATTATTATGATCAAGAATCTATTAAGACTCCTGTAAAACAAGAAAATATGAAAGGTACTACCACACATAAAAGAAGTACCAAAGATTGGGGAGATGGAACAGGAGTAAAAACCCATAACGGTTTTGATAAATCTTATGATATGGCAAATAAAAGAGATGTGTGGACAGTTCCTACAGATAAGTTTGAAGGTCAGCATTTTGCAACATTTCCTAAAGAATTGATTAAACCTTGTATTCTTGCAGGATGTCCTGAAGGTGGCACAGTATTAGATCCTTTTAACGGATCTGGCACTACCTGTATTGTTTCTTTACAAAATAATAGAAAATATATTGGTATTGAACTAAATCCAGAATACTGTATAATAGCACATAAGCGTATCTCAACCGAAGTGTCACCCCTTATAAGTATTATGGAATGAGTGAAATATATACAAATGTTATGGTTCGTGGTAACAATGTTCTGTACACAGGTTACCAACACGGTATGCGAGTTCGTGACAAGATAAAGTTTAAACCAACTTTATTTGTTCCTGCTTCTCCTGTAGAATTAATGGAAAAGAAAAGTGAATGGAAAACTCTTGATGGAGTTCCTGTTATGCCATTTACTTTTGATAGTATTTCCGATTGCAGAGAAATGATAGATCAATTCAAGGAAGTCTCTAATTATCCTGTTTATGGTAATACGGATTATCAATATCAATTTATCGGTGACAAGTTCAAGAATATTGAATATGATATGAAAGATATCAAGATTTGCTTTTTAGATATTGAAACAGAATGTGAAGATGGATTTCCAATAGTGGAACGAGCAGATCAAAAGATCAATGTTATTACGGTTCGTTTTGGTAATACGATACACACATATTGTCTCGGCAAAGCAACACCTATGTCGGAAAATCATAAAGTCTTTGAATTCTTTACAGAGAAAATGATGCTTACTGCATTCATGGATGCATGGGTAAACTATGATTTTGATATTCTCACAGGTTGGAATATTCAATTCTTTGATATTCCTTATATTGTGAATCGTATTAAAAATGTATTAGGTGAAGATGAAGTTGGTGGACTTTCGCCGTGGGGTATTGTTAAACCTAGAAAAGTATTCGTAATGAATCGTGAGCAACTTGCATTTGAAATAGTGGGAATTTCCATTCTTGATTATTTTGATCTTTACAAGAAGTTTACATTCGTTACTCAAGAATCTTACAAGTTGGATCATATTGCTTTTACAGAATTGGGTGAACGAAAATCTTCATTTGAGGGATTTGATGGTATTCAAGACATGTATACCCGTGACTTTCAACGATTTGTTGAATACAATGTACGAGATGTTGAACTAGTTGTAAAACTAGAGGAAAAACTTAAACTATTAGAACTTGCACTTGCCTTGGCGTATACCGCCAAAGTAAATTTTGCAGATGTATTTTCTCAAGTTAGAACATGGGATACTATCATATATCACTTTTTGAATGAACGACATATCGTTATTCCACAGAAACAGCATGAGGAAAAGGATGTTCAGTTTGCGGGTGCTTATGTGAAAGAACCTATTGTCGGAATGCATAAATGGATCGCATCGTTCGATTTGGATTCCTTGTATCCTCATTTGATTTCTCAATATAATATTTCACCCGAAACCAAAAATAAAATGAGCAAACGATCTACTTTACGAGTAGATGACATTCTATATCCTGAATCGGAAGATGCTAAAAAGCAATTTATTCGATTCCAAGATCATAAAGAATTTGCCGAAAAGAATAATGTTGCAATAGCAGCAAATGGTATTTACTTTGATCGAGACAAGAAGGGATTTCTTCCTGAACTCATGGATAACATGTACAAAGAACGCAAGATGTACAAAGAGAAGATGTTAGATTGCAAGAGAAAATTAAAGGAAGAAGCAGACACCTTAACTCCAAAGGAAAAGCGACAATTAGAATTAGATGTTTCTAAATATCATAACTTTCAGTTGGTTCGTAAGATTCAATTAAATTCTGCGTTCGGTGCTTGTGGAAATCAGTGGTTTAGGTATTATGATCTTGATCTTGCTGAAGCAATTACTACATCAGGTCAATTAAGTATTCGTTGGATTGAAAGATCTTTGAATCGATTCTTAAATAAACTTGTAGGAACAAAAGGTGTTGATTATGTAATTGCTTCTGATACAGATTCCATCTATCTCAGATTGGATACTCTTGTAGATAAAACCTTCAAGGGTAATGTTCCCGATAATACAAAAGTTGTTAAGTTTTTAGATAAAGCATGTCGTGAAGTTATCAATCCTTTTATTCAAAAAGAATATGAAGAATTAGCAACTCTAATGAATGCATTTGATCAAAAGATGAATATGAAGCGTGAATCTATTTGTTGCAAGGGAATATGGACAGCAAAGAAACGCTATATGTTAAATGTGCTTATGGGTGAAGATAATGTTATTCTTAAAGAGCCAGAAATAAAGATTAGTGGTATTGAAACCACACGAAGTTCTACACCTTTCATTGTGAGAGAGGGATTGAAAAAAGCAATATTATTAATTATGAATTCTACTGAATCTGAACTTATTAAATATAAAGATGATTTCAAAAAACAATTTGATAAACTACCTGTAGAATCTATTGCTTTTCCTAGAGGATGCAACGGAATGACAGAATATAAAGATTCTGCTCGCATATTCAAGAAATCTACACCTATTGCTGTTAAAGGTGCATTATTATTAAATCATCATATACGATTACATAAATTAACTAAAAAATATGCAACTATCAAAGATGGAGAAAAGGTTAAATTCACATATCTCACAGTTCCCAATCCTGTTGGCGAACATGTAATATCTTTTCAGAATATTCTTCCTCCAGAGCTTGATTTGCACAGGTTTATCGACTATAATAAGCAGTTCGAAAAGAGTTTCGTTGAACCTCTTCTTACGATTGTAAATACTATTGGGTGGTCTCTTGAAGAACACTCATCATTAGAAAGTTTATTTGAATGAATATCGATATTGCCGAAGCAATTTGCATGATAATTATTACTATTTTATTAATATGGTTAAGTGGAGCAGCATTTTTGGAATCATACAGCAAGTCTAAACGAAAGGAACATAAATGAGTTTTATCAACGACATTATTAAAGATTCTGGTAACAAGTACGCTTCTATCGCTAGTGATGGCATTGGCGGAAGCGATGTCATGGGGTTTATTGATACAGGATCATATATTTTCAATGCTCTAGTATCAGGAAGTCTACATGGTGGTATTCCTAACAATAAGATTATTGCACTAGCAGGTGAATCTGCAACAGGCAAAACATATTTTGCTTTGGGTATGGTAAAGAAATTCCTTGAAGATACTAAAGATGCAGCAGTTCTGTATTTTGATACAGAGCAAGCAGTAACTTCACAGATGATTGCAAGTCGTGGTATTGACACCAAGCGAGTAGCAATTTTTCCTGTCTCTACAGTTGAAGAATTCCGTAATCAAATGGTTACCATTGCAAACAAGTATCTTGAACAAGATGAAAGCAAGCGAAAGCCGATGATGGTAGTTCTTGATTCTATTGGCAATCTTTCTACAACCAAAGAAATGAATGACACTGCAGAAGGTAAGGAAACAAAGGACATGACTCGGGCACAAATGGTTAAGAGTACTTTCCGTGTACTCACTATTAAATTGGGTGAAGCGGGTATCCCACTCATTGTAACTAATCATACCTACGACTCTATGAGCATGTTTCCTACAAAGGAAATGTCGGGAGGAAGCGGATTAAAGTATGCTGCTTCTACTATTGTATATCTTTCAAAGCGCAAAGACAAGGATGCTGATGGAGAAGTTGTTGGTAATATTATTCATTGCAAACTCCATAAGGGTCGTTTCACCAAAGAAAATAAAATGGTGGATGTTAAACTTAACTACGATAGTGGTCTAAGTAAATACTATGGACTAGTTGACATTGCCGTAAAATATGATATATTTAAGAAAGTATCTACCAGAATTGAACTTCCTGATGGTGAAAAGGTTTTTGAAAAGACCATCAATGAAAATCCTGAAAAGTATTTCACAAAGGAAGTAATGGAAAAACTCGAAGTAGCGGTTGCTAAAGAGTTCAAGTATGGTTCAGATTCAAGCGAAGCGAAAGCAAAAGAATGAATTCAAGAATTGAAAGAGTTATACTAGAAAATTTATTATCCAACGAAATTTACACACGAAAGGTTGTTCCCTTCTTAAAGGAGGAATATTTTCAGATAAAAGAAGAAAGAATTCTTTATAAACTTATATCTGAATTTATATTAAAATATAATAAACTTCCAACAAAAGATATTGTATGTGTAGATTTAACCAATGATAAATCTGTGTCTCAAATGGAACATGATACCATAGTTGATATGGTGGAAGAACTAAATGTAACAAACAAACAAGATGAGGAATGGCTATTAGATGAAACAGAGAAATTCTGCAAAGATAAGTCAATCTATAATGCTATTCTTGAGTCTATTCATATCATTGATGGAAAATCTAATAGTAAAACAAAAGAAGCACTCCCTTCTATTCTATCTGATGCTCTTGCTGTATGTTTTGATACAAATATTGGTCACGATTATATTAAAGATGCAGAAAAACGATATGAATTTTATCACACATTAGAAAAGAAAATTCCATTCGATTTAGAATTCTTTAATAGTATCACAAATGGTGGAGTTCCATCCAAGACTTTGAATATTGTTATGGCGGGAACAGGCGTAGGAAAATCGTTATTTCTGTGTCATCAAGCAGCAAATTGCTTATTACAAAATAAAAATGTTCTGTATATTACCTGTGAAATGGCAGAAGAACGAATTGCTGAACGCATAGATGCAAATCTAATGGATATTACAATGGATGAGTTGAAGCAACTTCCTAAAACAATGTATGCTAAACAGTTATTCAATAGCACAAAAGGTGTTACAGGAAAACTCATTATTAAAGAATATCCTACTGCAACTGCTCATGTCAATCATTTTAGGCATTTGGTTTCAGAATTAAAATTGAAGAAGAAGTTTATTCCTGATATTATTTTTGTTGATTACTTAAACATTTGTGCAAGTTCTCGAATGAAACAAGGTGGTTCAGTTAATTCTTACACATATATCAAATCTATTGCTGAAGAACTTAGAGGTCTTGCGGTGGAACTAGGTGTTCCTGTTTTTAGTGCAACTCAAGTAAATCGTGATGGATTCAATAACACAGATTTTGGTTTAGAAAATACATCAGAATCTTTTGGTCTTCCTGCTACTGCGGATTTCATGTTTGCTTTAATTACAACTGAGGAACTTGACAAGAGAAATCAAGTCATGGTTAAACAGTTGAAAAACCGTTACAATGATGTTGCAACAAATAGGAAGTTTGTTGTGGGTATTAATAGAGCAAAGATGAAACTATACAATCTTGAAGCGTCCGAGCAAGATGGTTTAGTTGGAACTGGTGAAGAACATGATGTTGGGTTTGACTCGGTTAAAAAGTTTAGTGGAAAATTCAAGAAGAAACATGATTGGATCAAAGGAGAATAGTATGTCTAGGTTTCGTGATGATAGAAGTTATCGTAGTCCTGCCCCTTACGCACAAATGAAACAGGTTCCTCCTGTATTGGAAGGAGATACTCGTAGTGTTGAACAACGAATTAAGGATCTTCCAAATATTCGTGAGGAAGAATATCCTGAGTGGAAAGAATGGGCAGATTATAGTTTTGGGAAATAATAATGTCATTAATTGTTGACAAAAAATTTATAAATCTTATTTCTCCCATGTTAAAGAAATTTTCATGGAAGAAAGCAGATCTTGCAACTTGCCGATGTCCTATTTGTGGTGATTCTAAAACAAATAAGAATAAAACAAGAGGTTTCTTTTATACAAAAAACAATGATATGTTTTATCGTTGTCATAATTGTAATGCAAGCACAACTCTTTATAAATTCATAGAAACTGTATCTCCTGCTATCTGCAAAGAGTATTCTCTTGAACGATGGAAAAATGGAGAGACAGGAAAGTCTAATTATAAAAAGCCAGAATTTAAATTTGAGCCAACAGTTTTTAATATCAAGTCAAATGTTCTTGATACATTATTAAAAGTTTCAGATCTAGAAGATTTGCATCCTTGTAAGGTATTTGTCGAAAAACGAAAAATACCAAATGATGTTCAAAGTCTTTTATACTATGCAGAAGATTTTGGCAAGTTTGCAAATCTTCTAGATTCGGAAACTGATCTGATTAAAGAAGCAAGATTGGTTATACCAATCCTTGACACAAAGGGTAGAGTTGTTGCTGCTCAAGGTAGAGCATTGACAAATACGAAAAAAACTATAAGATACATTACCATTAAAGCAGATAAGAGTATTGAACGATTGTGGTATGGTTTTTGCAGAATAACAAAGGATGCCAATGTTATTGTTGTTGAAGGCCCTATTGATTCTTTATTTTTGGATAATTGTGTTGCAATGGTTGGTTTGAATGATGGATCACAGATTCCACAATATCTTGAAAATAAGAAATTAATATTTGCAGTTGATAATGAACCTAGAAATCATGAAGTAATTATACAAATTCAAAAATTGATAGATAATGAAAGAACTGTGTGTATTTGGCCCAATAACATAAAAGAAAAAGATATAAATGAAATGATATTATCTGGTATAACTAAACAGGATATTCACCAAATAATTAAGAATAATTCATTTTCTGGCATGGAAGCAAAACTTAAGTTACAACAATGGAAGAAGGTTTGAATGGACGAGAATATTGAAGAAGAAATTGATTTTAATGGTGATAATCCAATTTTTGCATATTGTTTTGCTATTATGGAATATCTTAAGGGTATAGATGCAGATCTTTATGAAAAAGCATGTGAGTATGCAGAAGACTTAACTGGTATAAGAATAACAGATTTTGATATTTACGAAATTGATAATGATAAATCCAAGAATCCTCCTTCAGAAGATATAGATGAAGATGAGGAAGATGAAGAAACCTTTGACGATTAAATAGGAGTATATAATGAAATTACAAGTGCTTGATTTAGGTCATGTTGAATATGTTAATCATATGGGTAGTGATCTTACTGTTGTAAATGCAGCAAGAGTTTCTTTTGGAAAAGAAACCGAAGAGTTTTCTGAAAAAGATGAAAAACTTATTAATTATCTTGCTAAACATGATCATTGGACACCATTTTCTCACCCGCAAATTACTCTACGAATCAAGGCTCCAATTTTTGTTCGTACACAACTGTTTAAACATAAAGTTGGATTTACAGAAAATGAAATTTCTCGTCGATATGTAACCTTTAAACCAGAGTTCTATGTACCAAAATGGAGATATGCTCCAACAGGAAATGCAAAGCAAGGAAGTGGTGACTTTATAGAAAGTACAGAACATCTTGAAATTCTTTATACCTTAACTGCTCTTGATGCAGTGAATGCCTATAATAAATTATTAGAACAAGGTGTTGCACCCGAACAGGCTAGAGCAATTCTCCCACAAGGCACTTATACTGAATGGTGGTGGACAGGAAGTCTATCAGCATTTGCTAGAGTATATAAACAACGAATAGACTCCCATGCTCAATGGGAAGTGCAGCAGTATGCCGAGGCTTTTGGAAAGATCATTGAACCACTATTTCCTGCTTGTTGGAAGTGTTTGGTAGGATAAATAGATATATGCTGAATTTCAATGAATTGAATAAAAAGAAAGATATACCTGTTTTTACAAAGGCGGATCTTTCTATAGGAAATCAAGTAAAATTGACCATTCCTATGTCTTCATATGAAATAGGATCTACCTTTATTGTTGTGGGAGAATCTTTAACTGAAAAAGTTATAAAATTTTCAGGAATAGGTGAAACCTTTTTCGAAGATTCTACGGGGTCTATTATACAGATAAATGGTAATAAATCAATATTATCTTCAATGTTTGAGAATATTGTACAACCAAAACCAATAATAAGAAATGAACCTAAACCTATTTCAGTAGTTTCTCCTAAAAATGGAGAAAAGGGTGAGAAAGGTGATAAGGGGGATAAGGGTGATACAGGATTTTCTGGATTACAAGGTATTCAAGGATTGCACGGAGATCGTGGTGAAAAGGGTGAGAAGGGTGATAGAGGAGAAAGAGGAGAAACTGGTCATACTGGATGGACTGGTGATAAAGGTTTACAGGGTGTAGATGGTCCAGTTGGTCCAAAGGGTGACAAGGGAGATACAGGTGAACAAGGTATCAAGGGTGACAAAGGAGATACAGGTGAACAAGGTATCAAGGGTGACAAAGGAGATACAGGTGAACAAGGATTACAAGGAATACAGGGCTTATCGGGAAAAGATGGATCGGATGGTTCACAAGGTATACAGGGATTATCAGGAGAAAAAGGCGAACAGGGGATACAAGGCTTACAAGGCATTCCTGGTAAAGATGGCAAAGATGGTGAACCAGGTAAACAAGGAATATCGGGTGTAAACGGAAAAGATGGAAAAGATGGTGAGCAAGGTAAAACTGGAGACTCAGGAATTCTTGAAGTTTCTTATCCATTAAAATTGGATAATAAAAGTTTAAGTATTGAACAACAATTTTTTGCAGATCTTGCAGAAAATTCTTCCAAAGGAGCATCTGCTCAAGGCGGTGGTGGAAGTAATGTTGCAATCTTTTCAGAAAAACAAAAATTAATCGGAGTTGTTCGTTCAATTAATTTTGAAGGAGCAGG